CCAAATATAGGTAATTTGCCGTTCTCTGTTGTTACTTTTTCTGTATTCATAATTTATCTTTTTTATTAAGTTTTCTACTATTTTTTATGGGCAAACTACCCATATTTGCAGCCGTTAGCGGTAATTTGGATTTTTGCCCTTATTTAACCACTTTGTTTCTTTATTTGCTGTCATTTCTTCTTTTTCAAATTTACTTTTATTGGCTTTAACCACCCAATACCCATAGTGTCCAGTCATAAATACATATTCCCATTCAATCAAACTACCGCTAACACCAGCTATATCCAAGCTGGGTTGTAGCGGTGTATTCGTGTTTTCTGCTTTCTTTGTCATTTCGTTTATTTTGATAAGTTTGTAATTTTAAATCCCAGCCTGTACATAGCTGCAAAACGTTTAATGTTACTTGACCGACTGCTCCATTCTAAATTTTTTATATCATTCTGATTTTTACGCCCTGAAATATGATTCACCTGCGGTTTATTATCTGGGTTTAGTATAAATGCCTCGGCAACTAATCTATGAATATATTTTAGGCACTCCGTAGATGATTTACTTAGTCTAACTTGTAAATAACCCACTCTATTTTTTGAAGGGGTTAGTATTTTTTCCTTTACTGTCAACGTACCTTGTGGTGGATGTTCGACAATTCTTGCCAAACTCTTAACTCGTCCCATATTAGATACCTGATATAGTCCCTCATATCCTTTAACATCCTCCCAAATTTCTTCAAATTCCACTTCATACTACATTCTTTTTTGATTGGTTACCCAATACTACAATACACGAAAAAGTTGTCAGAAAGTTACATATTTTATAAATTAAAAACCCCTCATCAGGGGGATGAAGGGTCGATAAAAAAATAATCAATTTAACATGCCTAATATTAAACGGAAAACATATTATATATTAAAAAATGAAGCTCATTTTCAGCTAATATATATATCTTAAAACAACACCAACACCTATGTTTGACAATGAATTCAGCCAGTACGTACAACAATTTGAAATTAAAGAGGAAATATTTTATTTTGACTCTTTAAAAAAACAATTAATAGCCGTTGAAAATCAACGTTTTATTTTTGTGAATATTGAGTATATAAGCCACATACAACGTGCAAAATTATGTAAAAAACTGTTGGAAGAATGTGAAATGTACATATTAAGGAAGGAAGATGAACTAAGGTCTGAATATCCTGAGTTGTTTTTGTAAAAATTCTTCTGTAAGGTCAAAAAAATTATTCACTTTTAAATATTTTCCAGCATATTCGGGGAATTGGTCGTAATAATAAGTGTCAACAACTGGTATACAGCCGGATTCTAATGCCTCGTAGTAGCGATACGAGTCGATTGAGTAACCAGAAGGACACATCACATACTGATGCTGCTGTAAAAGAATAAAATAATGTTCTGGTGATGTTAAATATTGAAAAGTCACCCAAGACAGGTTTTTAGCCCAGTCCGAAAATAGTTTTCGTTGTGGATTGGTGTTTTCTGATTGACATATTAACAACAGCTTCTTTTCTTTTGTGTATTGCCAGTCTCCTATGATATCTTTTGCGTGATATTTTACGCCTAAAGGTTTAGCAACAAATCTTTTGTCATTCACACCCCAACAATGAGTTAATTCACATTTGACGAGGTAGGGGGATATATTTAATGTGTTAATAACAGAGGCATCAAAATCTTCCATGAATATACTTACACTAAAAGGCTCTGTATGTTCTTTAGTGATGAAATCAATAAAATATGATACCTTTTTTCCTGTTAAATCATAATGGTTCATTCTAATATTTCCTTTAATTTTTCTTTTCGGATAACTGACATACTCTCCCGCCTGAAGACGAGGGGCTTTACGGCTAAAATTCGTAAATCAGTCAAAAAACCTGTACCTGTAAGCATGAACTTGTGTACAGATAAATACTGGGCTAAATGAGGCTCGAAACGAACCATTTTGTCGCCAAAATGGTCAATAATGGTATAATCTATATTTTCTTTTAAGGGGGTCATATTATTTTATATTTAAACATTCTGAAAGGTGGACAGCATCCACTATGTCACTAATTGGACTTGGAATCTTCTTCATAGCAAGAATTTCGGCAGCATTTACAGCTAAATAATGTGCAAATGGGTGCTGATATTTACTATCCAGTAAAGCTTTGTACATCTCGTGCTTAGTGAATTTACCAGCTACAACACCTTCGTTGTTAGTGCATGATGGTTCTTTTTTAAGTATTTGACCTTTTTTTCCGAGTAAAAATGGCTTCGCACCATAGGTTCTCATGCCAGTAGAGAGCTTTAAAGATGCTGGTGAGACTATCTTTAAGTTCAAATAGGGTATCATATGGAATATTTTAAAGCGAATTAAGGTCGAGAAGGTCACGATATCCAAAATTGCGTTTGTGTTACTGGAATAGCTGTATCCTTCAACGATAACTGTGTTAGTCTCGTCCGGTTTTAGATTGTCGAGTAAAGATTTCACTATTACATTAGATAATGTGTCAAAATGAACCAGTTTTTCCACCTCATTTAACATATAATTGGGGTTTCTTGGTACATTTGGTATAGATATTATATTAACTACGTCAGATAGAGCTTTTACCCACTTATTTGAGGGTGGTTCGTTAATATAAGAGTATAACTGAGCTGTTTGACCTTGATTTTTGATGCAAATAGCCGAAGATGTTAAACTTAAATCGCAACCTACCAGATTCATTCATAAGCATTAATTTTTATGTGTTTCCACGTTGCACCTCTACATATCTTACCGACTGTTTCACAATCAACACCAAAATAGACTGCTAAAGTTTTTTGTTTGAGAGTGCTTTTAATTTTTTTATTTCCTTTCGGAATGTTTTTCAATCACCACATAGGATGAATCAAGACTTTTGATAGCATTTTCCCAAATTTGCCCCACTTGTGCCACAGGTGACTTTGATTCATACAAGCTACATGCCTTTTTTCGGCATAATTCACGAGGATTACCAGCAAAAAAGATATAATTTGTGTTGTCTGCCATGATTTGGGCTACTATGTAGCTATTCATAGCAAATTGCGAGGGAAATGATTTGATTTGACTACGGCCAAAAGGTAGAATCATGAGTATGTTTTATTTTTTGAGAAAAAGCGAAGCTCTCGCCTCGCTCTCTGATAAAAAAATAATATTCTATAATGGAATACAATAGTATATACGTATGAATGGTCGGAAAGTTTACTTTTTAGTCAACTTTTTCAATATTTTTTTGTAAAAAAAATTATATAAAATTTCTCGGTCTGTATAGGGTAGGTGTTTGACTGGTAGAAAAAAAGGGGGATGGGGGTAACTAATTGAAACTTAGTGTTAGTTTTGTCGTATATATATGTAAATAAAACAAAGAAAACATGGAATATAAAGTATGTAATATGGTAGGATTTGAGGGTATGTATTATATTTATGAGAATGGTGATATATACTTAGTTAGGAAGAAACGTATGTTGAAACCTCGACAGAACCTTAAAAAATATAAATATCTTCAGGTTGTTTTGGTGAGTCATTACACAGAAGAATACGTGCAGCTACATAAAGAAGAACTAATTAAAGTCAACCTAAGGTGGCCTATATATACCGTATCGGTTCATCGTTTGGTGGCGCATCATTGGATAAGTCCAGAGCCAACACCACACCCATTGTTCGGCAGATATGAGGTTGACCACATCGATGGTGATGCCAGCAACAATCATTACCTAAATCTTCAATGGATAACTCACCAAGAAAATATGATAAAGGCACGACAACAAAATAGCTGGAAAGGGGGTAGACAAAAAGGGTATAAACATACATTAACCGCCAAAGAAAAAATGTCAGAGGCTAAAAAGATACGTGTATTGCTATATAATATTGATAAAGAAGATGTTATAAAAGAATCTATTGAAGACACAGCTAACTTCTTGTGTGTAAGTAGAAGAACAGTAGAACGTCATTTACAGCATTATAAGACAATAAAAGATTACTACGTCAGGAAGTTAGATAAATAATTGTGGAAAACATAATATAAGTTATATTACTTTATAGGTATTAATATACATCACTTTTTCATATTTATACAAATTAGTGAGAACTAATAGTTGAAACTAAATGTATATGGATGACAATAGAATTAGTGAGAACTAATAGTTGAAACTAAATGTATATGGATGACAATAGAATTAGTGTGAGTTATTAGTGTGAACTAATTTGTATGATGTGTGAATAGAATTAGTGAGAACTAATAGTTGAAACTAAATGTATATGGATGACAATAGAATTAGTGTGAGTTATTAGTGTGAACTAATTTGTATGATGTGTGAATAGAATTAGTGAGAACTAATAGTGTCCACTAATTTGTGTGTGACACTATACAAATTAGTCAGGACTAATAGTTGAAACTAAATCATCGAGATCAATATCTGTTATATTGACTATATCATCCAACTCTAATAAGGTATCACCTGCAATACCCTTCTGTCTAAGGAACTCAATAAGTACCTTACGCATAATCATACTAACATCCGGTGTAACCATGCCATGCTTAGATGCTACCTTCATATATTCAAACACACCATTGATAGTAGCTGATTGTAGAGCCTTACTGTACGTAGGTAGTGAACGTTCTACAATGAATTTTGCAGCACTGACTTGGAGTTCTTTATTCTTTTTGGAACGAACCTCCTTTGTAACAATACCTGTGGAACTCTCTTTCTGGATGGTTACAATTTCTTCTGGATTATCGATTATTTCACTAATAGCTTGTAACGCTCTGGAACTTATGTTGTTAGGACTTAATTTAGAAATCTTATGTTTTGAGAGGGCAAAATCTTCTTTAAGTGCTTCCATCCCTTTCATATCAAGCCATTTGAGAAACACATGTACCCCTACACCGTATTTTGCACAACTTGAACTCAACATTTCACCAGCATTTATTTGCTGTTGAATTATGATACGTTCACAAATATCTTTTTTTGCTTGTGTAACTTCCTCAGATTCAATATCTTTGGCAGTATACATAAAAGGACGAGCTTTTTTCGGTCTTTGTTCTTCAGGAAGGTTATATATGCCATTCGGATTAGTAGCCATATTAAATATAATTAGTATTTAAAACATCCATTGATACATATTGTCCAGTCATTTGTTTTGGATGTAATTCGTTGAATCCGGCTGCCAAGCCCCGTTTTGCAACTTCGGTGAAAAACGGCAATGCAAGGGCATATTTCTTTTCGTTAAATGATTTCCAATTGTTCAATAATTGAAAAATAGCTGTATTTAGGCAATCGGCTCGGTCATCTGGGTTATAATAAGCTTTCTTCCTTATAATGTTATTAGCAAGCAAAATAAACATCTGTTCAGCTTTTCTTGTAAGCTTCCCACGACCTTTACTCAACACTATTTCATAATATAAATCATTATCTTTGATATAGTTTGCCATCAAAACGTTTTATTTTATTCACAAAAAATAATGCCTACTATCATTTTTTGTCCTCTCACCTCAGTTTTTTTAACCTCGAATTTAACGCATTTTAAAGCGTTTTTAGACACTTTAGCTTCTAAGTTGTTCTGTAACCATTCTACAATCGATTTCTCTTTAGAATCATCTATAATAGGAGTACAATCAGCAAAGACTCTCATAGTATCTTTTATTTTTTATCCAATGATTCTGCATGACGTTTCTTCAATTTCTGAAGCCAAGCCTCTAACCAAGCCATTACTTTATCTAAATCTTCAACACTTACTCTATCTAAAAATTGGTCTACAATTCGATAAACAATAGTATTACTGGGAAAAGTCTTTAAAAAAATCAAAAAGTTATATATGTATTTTGACATGTTTTTTTTTTAATTTTTAAAAGAATGGCTGATTATCACCAGCTCATCCTTAATCGAGAATTTAACATACATATATATAAAAAAAAGATGTTCCTCTTTTTTAATATATACATTACCTTTTAATTTATTTATTTATATTATTATTTTTTTTTGCCCCTTCTTGACAACAACCAAGAGGGTTTTTTCGTTTAATCCCGATAACCCAATCCTAATCCATATCTAAAACGTCTCTCAATTTCATTTTTCTTTCAGCTAACTTTACTTTTTCAGCATCAACTGGAACTATGTAGTATTTATTACGATCTAATTTATATTGGGGTCTTTCCCATCCTCTTACCCATTTGAATCCCATTTTCTTTAAATAATAATTCATGCTTTTACATTCAGCAGTTTTTACTGTGTATTCATTTTTATCTATGCCACATTTCACAACATCATATTCACTATAAAAATGTTTTTCATCCATCGGAACTTTTTTAAAACAAACTATTTTAAACTCATTTCCCAAATAATATGGTTTGTTTTGGCTTGTAACCCTTGCTACTTCTGCTTCTATCTCTCTTTTCATTCCATAATTTATTTATCCTCTGGAAACCCACTTTTTCATTTTTGACGAAAAAAAACTCAAAAATGGCGACCGTCTGTATCCTTACTCCCATGCTGGTTACAAAAAAGTTCCGATGATGGATTAGGAGTACTTATATATACCTTTAAATCATCATCGGAACTTTTTTCTTCCCTTACTCCCATAAGGCTTTCATCCAATCGCTATTTTTGCATCTCATTTTTTTAGTATTCATTTTTAATAAAAAGTTCCGATTATACATTTATAACTATATTATTAATTCCATTTATCTTTGCTTTGAAACATTTTCCTACATATAAATTAAGAAATTTAGTCACATTTTTATCGCTCCAGCAGTTAAACAGTAAAGCTCCATCCAAATTCCTATAATTATCATTTGTATTTGAATCTTGAAAGTATGTTACAATATCAGCAACCTTATAAACATCGATTTTTTTAGTTTTAAGCCTATATTTGGTCAACCCAGCATTATCTATTTCTTTTTTGAATTCATCGATTTTTTGCCTAATATAAGTTTCAGCACCGTTGTTATCCACAAGGTCAGCTTCCATTATTCTTTTAATATCAAATTTATATAACTCGTTTTTATAGAATTTATCGGATTTGAAGGTAATTTTAGCAGCCGTTAATTTATCCATGCCGGAATCTAAAGCTTTTTTAATATGGTATATTTTTTTGTTGAAGAAATCTAAATTATCATTAACAACTATATCAACATCATTTACCCCTTCAATACCCCATAAATTATCAAATTCTATGTTGTTGATTAAATCAATATGTTGTATTATATATTCCCAATTATTTAACCATATGGTATTTAGACTACTATTAGATAATGATTGAATTGATTTAATATCTTTAACTTCTTCTGTTTGTATTATATCAAAATAATATGATAAGGCATCATAGGCAATATCATCGTATTCATAATAATAAGTAAAGAAAAAATCATTTAACCTATCCAATTTTATTGAATCGATGTTAACTTCATATTGTTTTTTATTATTTAATCTAACATTGTTTACTTTAATAATATCAGATATTATTTTGGTATGATTTTCACTTAATTCGTTTAATATATCTACCTTTTTTAAGGCTTTTTTGTAAATTTTATTAATTCCTTTATTGATATCTTTAAAATTTATCTTATCATAATAATTTAATTTTCTTTCTCGGATGAATGTTATTTTAGGGCTTGATTTTCTAAATCTATTAACAAGCTGATAGATATCAAATGGGTTGGTGATAGCATTATTAAGTATGATAACATCATCCCATTGTACATTGGTGAAATTTATACCTGCATTGATATATGACGTGGCAAAATAATAATCTCTTGATAGATTTTGGGTATCAATTACTTCTTTACAATGTTCATCGTTTTCGTTTGATCTTAATAGGGTAAATGTCACACCGGATATTTGATTTATGAAATTTAATGATGTATTTACATTGTTGAGATAAATAAGTTGTTTACGGGTTGGGTCAATAAGAGAAAAAAGGGTGTATTTAAGCGATGAAGTGCGAATCCAGTTTAATGTTTTTTTAATTTCATTATTTTGTGAGCATTTTATATAGGCATACTTAGATAAATCTTCGCCAATCAAGTAGCTTTCACATGTGGCTGACATCAGAATTAATTTTTCTACGTTTTTATATGGTAAATCACTTTTAATTTCCTTAGAAAAATTTACAAAATTCTGTATTTCATCACATACCAATAATTTAATATTTTTATTTTTAAGATAGCTCACTTTAGGTGTTGACGAAAGGATTAAAGAACATGGTGGTATTTTATTAGCATGTTTTTTACCATAATTATCAATGATATTAATTTCCTTATATAATTCACGCAATTCTAAGGTGATTTCAGAGGGTAAATTACCAGTTTGTACTTCTTTATCAAGTTGGTCTTTTGTGGGTTTAATTATGGCTTTAATTTGATTTAGCAAGCCGTTTATAGGTATTACTAAAACAACGTTACTATCAGGATTTTTTTTGATAGTATCTGCTATATACATAAGTTTAACTGTTGTTTTACCTGCACCAGCACCAGCAAGTTCAATTATATGGATATTATCATCATATATTTTAAACAATTCTGTTTTTTTTTCAGATAATTTATTATCAAATTTTATTTCATGAGTGAATTTATTACCCATGAAATCAGCACCAATGTCGAATACAACTGTTTTTTGTTTTAAAATTTCTTTGAAAATATCTGCCAGAAGTCTTGTTTTTTTCAAATCCGGTTTCATATGTTTGATATCGGCTTTGAATTTATCGAAAGTGTTAATTACTTTATGCCATGAGGAATCATGGGCATTATATTTAATCATAAGATCAAAAAAATATCTTAGTATATTGTCATCCGTAATAAAATGAAGTGAATAAAGAAGTGGCACACCAAGAAGTGAATTTTTATGAGAGAATATTTTAGCTCTAAGAAATTCTTCTATTCTTGCTTTTTCAATTATATCAGCATTGTCGAAATGTTCTTTAAATAGGTATGCATATTCTTCATTTGAATTGGATATCGTTGAAATGGTTGGATTATTCTTATTTAGATTCCCAATATTTTTTGATATAGATTTATATTTCTTGGTAATTTTTTCATCTATTTCATAGTATAATACTTCATAATTAGGATTTAAATAAGTCATTATACCTTGTGATTGGAAAGTTCCTTGGGTTGGTTTTTTACCACAATTATCTATGTAGTTGAATTTAGAATCTGGGTGGTATTTAAGATTGAAAGTAGACAGGTATTCACAAAGGGCTTGAAAATTATTTAATTGTATAAAATCGATTAAATTCTTATGTTTTTCCAGTTCTTCTTCTTCTTTAATAGTAAGAGTATATTTATTTTTAATTTTATCAAGTATGAGTGTTATTTCTTTATATTTTTCATCATAAATTTTAAAGGTATCTTTATAAACATTAGAAATAAAGGTCATAATAGCCTTGATTCCGTTGCCGGAGAATGAATAATCAACATATAAACATTTATTATCATTTTTTAATAAATTATAAATATGTTGAACGGCATCATTTGTCGATTTAAAATCAATTCCGGTATCTTTTTTAATTAAATCAAGTGTTTCGCTACTCTTAATATCAATATCTATCATGATATTAATAGGTAGGCGAAGATTGTTTTTTTGTTTGTTTGGAAAACTTTCATTGATAGGTTCTATGAAGTTGATGAAGTATCCATGTCCTTTGATACCAGTCAAATCTTTAAATAAATCAGTTGTAATATTTGGATTTGGTATAAATCCACCTTGACTATTCGTTATACTTCTATTATATATAGGGTATTTTCTTTCTGGAAATTTTTTTATTTTGGTTGTATCATCCTGATACGTATCATAAAAATTTAAATAGTTCTGGTTCTTAATCCAAGAGGATACATTTGGTTGTAGGTTGTCTATGTTCTGAAGTAGCATTTATCATAATGATCGGTTTTTATTTCATGATAACATTTTTGTGAAAAAAGGAACGCTTCGAATCGTTCCTTTTATGCGATCATGAATGAATGCAAGAAGTTTAACACTTTGATACTATATATTACGATTATTTTTGTCAAAAGTTTTTATAAAAATAAAAATATATTTTGTTGGTAGATTCAAAAATGGTTAATACTATTGCATTGTTCAATTAATTAAAAAACATGAATATTTTTAATTTTAAATTATTTAACATATTACGGGATAAAAATGAAGACCTTTATAATATTAAGAATAAGACGGTACTACGAAGGAAGTGAAGAATCATCTGATGATGAAATGTATGGTTATTATAAAGAAATGGACAAAGACTAAAAATAAATATATCAAAAAATACAACCTTGGGTGAACTTTTTCGTTCACTCGTAAAATAAAAGCGACCTGCTGCGCTTAAACAGCTCGACAAAAAATAACCCAAAAGGTTATGTCAACAGAAACAAAAAACGCCACAAGTGGCAACATTAAAGCAGAACCAAAGGTTCAAACAATCAATTTATTTGAAGATTTCGATGATAATTCATTGAAAGACCAAATAGAAACAGAGAAAAAAGGTAGTTCCCTTGGCTTTTACAAGCCAACCTTGAAAGAGGGAAAAACATCCAAAACCATTAAGCTAAGATTCTTAGCAAACTATCATGGTAACGTTAAACACGCTTTCCAGTACCAGAAAACTGAAACACATTACGTAAAAATCAACGATGCTGAATTATCAGGTTCGTATGATTGTCAGAAAGGTATTGAAGAAGGTGCTAAATGTCCACTATGCGTTGTACGATGGAAGTTATTTAACTCTAAAGATGCTCTTATGAAAGAACGAAGTGAGCTACTTAAAACTTCATCTTCTTATTATGCATATGTACTCATTTTAGAAAACGAAGACGAACCGGAAACAGTAGGTACTGTACAGGTTATGAAGTACACCTTCCAAATTCATGAGAAGATAGAAAAGAAAGATTCCGGTGAACTGGGCGCAAAATGTAACCCCTTTAACCCAATAACTGGTGCTGATTTTTACTTTTTGATGAGTAAAAACAAAGGTGGTTATCCTTCGTATACCAACTCTTATTTCGAAGCTCCATCGGCATTGGATTTAACAAAATATCCAAAGGTAATGGAACAGATGAATGCACTGCCAGCATTGGATTCATTCGGTGCAAAAAAATGGACAGAAACTCAGTCTGCAAACGTAGATAAAATAATTGCTCTGATGATGGGTACGCCAGCAGCACGTAACAGTGCATTAGCTTCTGCACATGAAGCTATCCTGAACAATTCTGACAAGATTGAAATACCGGATGCCGAATCGGACGACACAGAGAAATTCTTCAACGTAGAATAAAATAGTAATCATTTGATTTGTTTTTTTAAACGGGGCAGGTAGTTGTGAACCTGCCCTTTTTCTTTGAAAAAAAAAGGACTTGAAATAATTAATATATATAAGAAAAACCAAAAAAAAATGTATCAAATTGAAAAAAATGTTCCTCTATATCTAAGACAAGTTCGCAACAGCACTGTATACCCATATAAAGATATGGAGATAGGTGATTCCTTCCTTATAGACCCTACACTTACTGGAGACAATAGAAAAATAGGGCTAATACAAAGCAACGCCATAGCTGCATTTAACTGGTTGAAGAAAAATAATCCACATATGAAAAATTGGCGAATAAAAACAGCGAGTAAAGATGGAAAAATTAGAGTATGGAGAATAAAATAATTGAGATATGTAAGCTTGCACCAACGGTGCGTATACCTTGTCCTGACTTCATTTACCTACGTCAGTCGGAAGCTGAATACTTCGTATTCGAAGATGGTGTAATCCTCCAAAAAAAGAGTGGTTATAGGTGCTGTGCTGGTAAACCTGTTAAAGACCATTATCAAAAAATATATGACTGGGAAGATAAAGTAGGTCATATTTTGAAAAATCAAAAAAATTTTCATAAAAACGTATTAAATATTTAATAAAATAATATATATTTGTATTGCTTTTTTATGCTATTCGGGTTGCCTCCCGATGCTGAAACCCTCTAAGAATGCTTACTTAGAGGGTTTTTTATTCAGGATTTTTTTATTTCAGAAAAACATATTACATTTGTTAAATGAAAATTATTATTAATTTAAAATTTAAAAACATGGAAGATAGAATTGAAAAAACAGAAATAACAATTCATGATTCTAAGAATTCTGATGGTGTCAAGATGTTCTTAGATGCGGATAAATTGAGTGATTATTGCTCAATTAAATATGCCAAAAAAATAATAAAAGCCAATGAAGATGGCAATCTATATGGGGCATATTTCACAAGAACAGGTAGGATTAGAGCCACTTTTAATTAAAAAATAAAACATATGGAAAATATCGAAAAAAAAGAGCATTTAAGGTCAATCTTAATTCATTTACAAAGCGAATTTGGGGGTGAATTTGGTTATGATGAAGAAGGTAAGTTGAACTCGTTGCAGATAGATGAGGATAATTGTGCAGCAATTAAACTCTCCGAGATAAATGGTAAATTAACACCGGAACTCACGATAGTAGGTGGTTATATTGTAGATTTCATCAAATATATTTAAACAAAAACGGAATACTATGCATACAGGTATCGGGGGTGATATCCACTCGTTACGATATTAGCGACACGGATTTAACATTTCTATTTGATGTTATAAAAAATAGAATCAGAAAAAATAAACTGGAGGATATTATTAATGGATAAGGAATTAATCAGCGAGATGGTAAAGTTGATATATGCTAAAGACCCTGAAGCAATATCTATTATCGATAGGTATTGTGATAGTTTAGAAGTTCACCTCGAAATACCCTCTGATTTACTTCACTTGGAATGGCAGATGGTATATTTTCCAGATGAGGGTGGAATGCAGATTGACGTTATCCCACATGGTATATGTACTTTCGAGCTGCATCCAGCTGCATTTTTGGAATTTAAAAAGTTAATAAGAAAACGTAAGATTGAAACTATCCTCTGATCGAAAACCAGATTGGTAAAGTCGTCCATCGCTGTCTGTGTATTTCTTATACTCCATTGTTTGCTTCACGTTTACGTTTAAATCATAAAACTTCCAAATAATAGAAATATTAAAATTGCCATCGTAAGCAATCCAGCAAACGAAAATGCATATTTCTTGATATATACCATCCCTAACCAACCATTAATACGTTCCAGCATAGTAGTATTTTCAGCTACTTGTTTACCTATTTCATCGTTATAATTTAAAAGTTGTGGCTTCATATGATGATTCCACACCTTCATAAGACTATCTTCTATAAGGCTTTGGAATTGCTCTACCTCATTTTCGTCTTTAAAGTTAATCATTTACTCGTTTAGCTGTAATTTTTAATGTCTGTCTGGAATTCGAAGCTGACTCAATATCTGTAAATCGTTGTTCAATCTTCTCTCCCAGTTCCTGTTTTAGCACATCCATTTTAAGGTTGGTTACCCTGTTTTGACGTTTTATTAGTTGTAATTCTGAGCTTATAGAGTCCAGTTGAGCATATATAATGGTATCTTTAGGTATCTCTATGTTATTGATTTGTTCGCTAATTACATTCATTTGTTGATTAACCTTTTCCAATTCTTTAGTGACACCAAAAAACTTAACAGCATTATCTTTAATAGGGGTAAGTAGGGCAAGGCTGGCAGTCAATATAACCCCAGTCACCATATAAATGAGCTTGTCCCATATGAGAGTCAGTAAATTTTTCATTATAATACACCCATTATTGTTAAATCGCCAAAAGCTGGTACGTTGTAATCGGCTGTGTCATATATGTAATATTGTGCAACCAGATTAGAGTCCACCGGAATTAAAATTTGTTCATTATACCTTGCAGAAATGGGACGGTATAAATTAGATAACTGGCGAGTGTTAACAGTGTGGTCTTTCGACTTAAAAGCCACTCTGCATGGTTTAGTATCATCTGCAATGAAATAAACAGAACATATGACATATGATGGTGTGCCGTATATAGGCATATCTATCATTGTCTTGAAATCTAAATCCGTCCAAGAATTTACTGGTGTGTAAAAATAGGTCTTATCAGCACTGGTTTTTTCTGGCTCTCTCCTATTCATATTAGTACCCATCCACTGAGCCAACCCAGCAGTTGTAGTAACACCTGTTATTTCTCCAAGGTCTGTATAACCTGCTGGTACAGCGACAGAAGGATTTTTTATAATTACATTATTAGTCCCATAAAGATTATGTGAACGTGTTCTTTTATCTGTACGAGTCTCAGAGGGTATTTTTTGTAAATACAGTTTTGGATAATCGGTTGTATTTGAACCTGTGTAAGTATGGTTAACATATTGGAATATACCTTTATTTTTTATCCAAACAACACCACTACCTCCATTGAGATTCCAAGTTGAAGTAGTCCCAGTAGTTGTTACACTAATGTTTGGTGCTGTTCCGACCCATACACCCGTCACACCAGCAGGTATTAATGCGTTAGCAATTTCCTTTTCTATATTTGTAACCTGAGTTTGTATTAAATCAAAGTCCTGCAATCTCAGACCCAGTGCGAGGTCTGTGTATGATAATTCACTTGTTGAAATTCTTAAATTCTGTTTCATATTAAAAATATTGTATTTTTACTTCAGCTCCGGCTGGTCGTTTGTTCTCAATAACTGAGGTTAAGTAGTTATTGCGTTCTGCGTTATATATATTATAAGGGACGAATACGATAAATCCACCTGTATTCTCATCTTGGTTTGACGTATATTTTATACCTGAATCATTTTTTATTGACATATTAAAACTAAGAGATGTCAAACCCTCTGGTAATATCAATTTCAAACGGGCATTTTGAAGTGAATATGAAGGGTCAATTTCCACGTCAAATATTTGATTTTGAAACCTGCAATCTAATAACATATCATCGGATGCTGGTGTGGTTGAACTTACAGCTAACATAGGCGCATCATATACCGAACCAGTAAATAGTATATCAGACACAATTATTTGAATAAAAGGTGTTGAATAATCATTATATGTACCTGTTGTATTGATATAACACACCCCAGACACATCTATATCTTTGGTTAATGTTATAGTTGCGGTTTGCCCCGATATAATGGTAGAACCTGATAATCCACTGATATTTACAGTGGTTATATTCATCTCCACATCAGCAGTATCAGCTATGTAATATTGCTCTTGTTCTAAGGGGTTGTAAGTCATATAATCACTCGAATACACCCACTGAGCATAGGCATCCAAAGGTGCGCCAACAGTAGTTATACTATCTATTACCTGACCTATTATAAGTTCATCAATTGTAACAGATGTAGTTAATCCACTCACAGCATCATTAAAAAAACAAACGTGTAAATAATCACCTACATTCAGCCCACTGGTAGCTTCTACCACAACCTCATTATATCCCATAGACAGTCCAAAATTATCTGAAATCTGACCTGTACTACCTGACAGATAAATATAAGGGGCTATGTTCATATCCCAGCTTTTAACATTACAAGCTATTTTGAACTTGACACCCGTCAGTAACTGGGTACTTGTCTGAACATAGTTTGTTTTTAAATCTACAAACTGACTTGTACCTGATATTTCAACATAAGTATAACCAGAATCAACTATATAGCAAGGTGCAACAGTTGTCCAAGTCACACCAGTCCACACATTCAATGGGTTTAAGTCGTAAAAATCTGTCATTTTTTTGTTTAAATATCCTTCAAATGACATTACCTGATTATTATAATTAGCATCCTCAACTCCCGAATCATATTTTCTATAAAAATATTCCAGCTTATTGTTATTGAGAATATTCTTCAAAAACGCCCAATCTAACCTGTTTACCTTCCTGTAAAGTGGTGGTAGTAAGTCCTGTGAAAGCTTTATGGTGTTTATTCTTTTCATTATCCTAATGTATAAGTTATTGTTATTGAGCTGTTTTTAAGCACACCACATCCGGCATACATGTCATAAGAATAAGCAAGCCCGTAGTCTGTATAAGTTAAATCTGTATTTTTCTTAGCTTTTAATCCAGTGAACTGTGGGTCTACCACACCTGTTACATTCTGAAGTATGTCCGTAATAGCATTAATCTTTAACTTAGTATCAAAAGCAAGAGTTGACAGGTAGTTGTTAATAGTTGCGTCAACAGATACTTTCAAGTTATCTAAACCAACCTCACCTGAGTAAAGTATAGTGTAGTATAACTCGATATCATCAGGTTCAAAGTTGTATATAACTATCTTTGTACCTATTATTTTTATCTTTTCTAAATAAGAATAAAGTGCATTATACTCTGACTGGGAAAGTAATACACCAGTTTTTCTTCGTACTTTAATATAAACAACACCGCTTTCCTCGTTTACAGAACAGAATTCTATGATTTGTTTTGTTGTATCGATACTGGTATATGACGGAACATTATCAATCATTTGAAGCACATCGGTGTATTGGAATTTCAATACCTGTGTACGATACCAGTCACCAGTGCCAACCTGTTTGCTGTCAATTATAGTCTGGATATCAGCAATGGAATCATCCATCATTTGTTCCAGCCCAGCTATAACAACACTTTGATTGTATAGTTCCAAAACCCAATTTGCAACCTTGGAATCGCTGTTTAACTGGGTTAAAAAGTCTTGGTAATCACTCACTGATGTAAGACCAGTAAGCACTTCCATACCATTTTTGTATGATAATAATTCGTTGAATATAACTTCTACTGTTCGTGCCATTTTATGTAAAAAATATTTTTTCTTGATAGTCTTTGTAGATTATCTTTTGTACCTCTATAAATAGAACATCAATAGATGTTATCTGTATATATCCATTTACTATACCGTCTTCTATTTTGAATATTATTTTTAGGTCATTATCGGCTAAATAATTAAGCACTAACCATGCCTTATAAGGTGAAGATGAATAGTCGCCAAATGGTAAAAGAACAATATTTGAGCATATTTGGTCTAAACCATTTACAGCATATAACTTCCATTTTTTATCGTGTTCAGGCTTACTTTGTATATAGTTGAAACTAACCTCTACTTTATCCCCAATAGCTACTGTATAACCAGTTAGAACCATAGATTCACACATCATCCAACTACCACCACCTTCAAGAGTGACAGTAGAACCTGAACTTGTATAAGTCAATCCTCCTGAAGTTGTACCAGATGTTTGTCCTGATAATTCGGCATTCGAAGATGTAGCTGAACCAATGGGTATATTTGAAGGGTTGTCATAGGTAGTCTCTGTTTGAGCTACACCATATTCTACTGAACCATCCTCTGCAAAAACATAGGTCATCCCAGATGATTCAAATACTAATTTATTATCTATTGTTGTATAGGCTGCATCTACTGTTCCGGCTACTACCATGTCATAAGTTGTAGGGCCTGAATACATCCACATGGCTACGTCATTATCATAATATATGTTGGGAATATTCGTGATATCCCAACGTACAGCGTGGTCTTTACCATAATTATACCAACTTTCATTACCGTAATTAGTAGCATAATAATCATAATAATTTTTTATAACAGCATATATATAACGACCAAAAAGAAAATATTTTTTAACTTCTAAACTACCACTTATGTTATCATAACCTGTACCAAGAGAGTCTTTATGAGGAAAATCTCTTAATATAATAAATCTATTGGTTTGTAAATTATATATACAAAACGATGGAAAGTTATACACATCATTAGCACCCCACCAATTTGTTCTTTTATAAGTTCTCCAAGTAGAATCACCCTTATATAGTTTACTAATTATATAATTACCATATTTATAAGATTTAATATTTGACAGAGAATAATAGGGGGTTTCCGAACCATCACTATTTATTATATAATATAACTCATGTCCACCCATCGAGGCTGGTTCATAAAACCTATATTGAAGTAAATATTTATATTCTATACTTATAGAGCCATTGTCTAATACTTGAACAATAAAACTACACGGATTATATACATACTCTTGTCCATTGTAGTATTTAAAATTAGATATAAAAAGAACATAATGTATTTCATTAAAATCTGTAAATGTAGTACCCATAGCACCTGTACGACTAATAAATGGAGTATCACCATTATTTGTATAAAATAAATCTGCCCCCGGCCAAATTGCGTCTAAATCATATAGTATATTTGATGTTGTCATAACAGTTTCAAAATCAACCATATTTAAATAAATAGTATTACCTGATATATATGACGGACTTTCAGTATATATCACACTATAACTTACATCAGAATAAGTCCACCCAGTACCTACTACTATATAATTTCCAGCATCTGCTTCATGTGTCATTGGAAAATCAGCATTTTCTTCAGCTATACTCTGACCCATATCAACCCCACTATCTTCAGCTATATCTGAAGGTGGTATGACAACACCGGGTTGTTCATCCTCAATCAAATAAGTAACATCCCCATATTCCGAGTATATTTTAACTTTAATAGTATTATCCGGTGGTAAATCGGTAACAATTTGTTTGTTCACAATCTCACCATATTCGTTTGTAAGGTTGTACATATAGCTGTCTATAACAGTACTACCAGTCAATATTAACACATAAATGAGTGAATTAGCTTGTCCATAACCATAGTTTCTAAATGCCAAATCAAGTGTCCAAGTATCACCAGAATTGGTGAAATTAAAATCTTCCAAAATATTCTTAGAATACTTCAACGAATCTGCTTTATCATTAGCTGGATAATAAGCTTCATCATCACCACTTACAACAGTATTCTTGTTGTTAAGTAAAAATTGTGACTGAGGTGTAAGCCAAGTATTGTCAACGGTTATAAAATCATCCGTTATTGCATTTGCAAAAGAATAGTCAATATTGTTAAGTTTAAGGAATTGGTAAATTCTGTCCATTGACCCATATTGAGTGCAAATATCAGCAATATTTTGTTCATCGACTTTTCTTATCTTGTAGGTGGACATTAGAAAACGTTTTAGTTTTCTTTATATATTAAATTATAGTTTACTCAATTTGCAACTTCCGGCATAGTTTTTCGTCTACTGATATAGCTATGGCTTAAAAAATAATGAGTTATGATTGCAAGAAGAAATTTGGAAAGATTATGCTGGGTTCGAGGAAATCTATCAAGTCAGTACGTGTGGGAATGTTAGGAGTTTAGACAGAGTAATTATACAATCTAATGGTAGGATAAAAAAAATTAAAGGTATAGAACCAATGAAAACCCGTATAAATAAGTTTGGGTATGGATATATTGCTTTGAGACTTAATGGTAAATATAAAATGAAAACTGTACATAGAATGGTTGCCGAAACATTCATTCATAATGTTCATAATAAACCAGAGGTCAACCACATTTCCGGTTCTAAAATTGATAACCGTGTCCAAAATTTGGAGTGGCTGACAAGTTCAGAAAATCAATTACATGCATACAAAAATGGTTTACAAAAACCAAGACGTGGGGCTGACTCTAATTTGAATAAAATACCTGAGTATAGAGTAAGAGTTATTAAAAAACTAAAAGGTAAAATATACCAAAAAATAATAGCTAACTATTACGGGATAGCCCAATGTACCGTTTCTGAAATTCAAACAGGCTTTAGATGGGGTCATATCACCGTTTAAAGCGTTAAACTTTTCCATTCAGTTCCATTATATACATATAAATCATTATCATCAGAATCATAATAAATCTGACCAGCCACAGGACTGGACGGTGCAGAAGATATAGGTCTTATTATAATAGAGTCATTAAATTTAACCCAGTTATTAGCAAAATCACCATATATGAGAGGTGTAGTATAATTATCAGTGTTTTCTATTATTAAAGTGTTAGATACACCACCTAAAGCTTTACCAGCTTGAAATCCGAGCATCACATTACCTTGACCATAAATCTGGTATCCAGCTTGATAGCCTAAAAAAACATTATTCTGACCATCACCCCCCCAAGCAGTATTCATACCAGCTTGATAGCCAATAGACACACTGTTGTGCAATTTAGAAGAATAACCTGCACTCGTGCCTATTATAACAGCCTTAGTAGTTCCATTAGCATACTGCCCTGCACTATAACCAATAAAAATATTATCATAACCAACAGCTTGTGTAGCCCCTGCATACGCACCAATCAAAACGCCATTTCCATGAGCATTTATACCCGTATTCGCAGCATTATAACCAATAACAGTACAATTCGAAGCAGTACTTGAAACATTTATATCAGTACCAATAAAAAGATGTCCAGTTGCTGATGCATGTTTAGTAATATTTTTACCAATGTACATTGAGTTATTAGCCGTAGTACCAAGTGTTAAATAAGCATTAGAATAGGTAAAATTAGTCGAACCTGTTGCTGTCGTACCATTCATATATACAACCTGTGTATCCGCAGCACTTATAGTAGCACCCCCAGATGTAATGCCAGAATTTACCCAGTTAGTTCCATTATATAAAAGAGCCTGACCAGTTGTCGCACCGGATATAACAACACCAGTTAAACCAGATATAGCATGAGTGTGTCCCGAAGCTGATTTACCTATTAATAGTGTATCAGTCTGTCCAGAAGTATAATATTGTGTAAAACTTGAATATGTATTTAAATTAGATATATCACTTGTTGTGTGTGTATGTCCGGTATTTGATTTACCAGTCAAAAGAGTATCTGTCTGACCGCTTGTATAATAGTTAGTAAGTGTATCTGTAATACCAGTCACAGTCACATACTGATTATGTGTATGCCCTAATTCAAAATCACTTAGGGTTGTAGCAGATAACCAAGCTGGTTTATTCTGAACATTCACCCAATAAGGGTTAGCATTCGATTTTAATGGAATTTGTAAATACGAAAAATTGGTAGTACTACCGTAAGTGTAACCTATTGTTCTATTTGAACTCGAACCAGTTTCAGCATAAAATTTTAAAACTATTCTATCAGTAGATGTTAAAGTAATCCCTGTTAGCACAAATTCTGCTGTATACTCGGTTAAAGCAGTTGAGGTTAAAGTAATAGTATGTTTTGTTAACTGGGTTTCAGTACCACCACTATTTCTTTTATAAATATAAGCATGGATATAACTGTTACCAGCCAGTGCAGTTGTTTGAGCGTGTAAATGTAGTATATATAATCCAGAGGATTCAATAGCACTATAATTGTTTCCAGATATTGTAATATAGGGGTCTATTAATGTTTCCCCATCCGTATTTTTGATGGTTACAGATTCGGTATACTCTGTTAAAGAATTAATATTTATATTTAAATTTTCATATCCCCCTATATCCGAAGCATCATGAGAAATATAAAATATTGTGTTATCTGTTTGTACGGCAGCAAGATTATCTATTTGATTTTGTAAATTTTCGTCTGTCGCTGTCGTAGCACTAATAGTAGCATATTGGTCGTGTGTATGACCTGTTATACTTCTATTATCTATTTCAGTTTGAAGCGAACTATCAGCCAACCCTCTGTTAGTTGTTTCTAACGAAATGATACTTGCTAAAATAGTGTCTATTGATTGTCTGTTAAAGGTCTCACCACTTAAAGCAGTTTCTAAAGATGTTGGGTCAAAAGCACCTGAACTACTGGCAACAACGAAGTCAACCATATCATCATTAAATTCATGCACCTGCATGGCTTTAATAGAACTATCCGCTTTTGTGTTCAGATATCTATCGTTATAATCCTTTAATTGTTGAGCAGTTTTAGCCATTTTTATATTTTTATTTTAATTTCTGTATCAATAAACTGGATACTGACATTGGTATAACCATCTTTCTTCACATTTTCTATGATATTCCTACGGGTGGATTGGTCATAAATACCATTATTTTCTTTGTATAAACCACAACCTACGTCAGTATTACGTCTAAAATGACCCTTGTCGCAAGCTACAATACCTGCAATGTGACATTGGTCTGAATAGTCAACCAAAAAATCACCACCCTGTATAATCAGGTCGAAGTTCTCGTCATGTTTGTAATCTTTTCTATTCGTCTTCATCGGCTAATTGAAGCAGTGCTTCATATTTTTTTATAAATTCTTTTAACTCATCATCCAAAATCAAAATCTCACCCATATCTATATATTTTATTTTAGTAAGCCATTTATCTTAGTTGTTAGCTGGATTAAGTCTGATGCCAGCACACTACCTGTTCCAGCACCATAAGGAGCTACCAGTGTACAATCCGGTACTACATTGGATGTGAGTGTTGTAACTAAATCCGATAAAATATCTTTCAATGATGCCACCTGATTGGATAAATCTACCTTATCAGTAACCTCTATTTTCCCACCATTATTACCGTTTAAGGCAATAGTATCGGCATTGACTGTATACTCTTTAATAGTATTTGTAATAGCATCTGGAGTTATAGAAATCAAAATATTGTCATCAACATCTTTTATATTGTATACATCGCTTAACTTGGTAGTAAGAGCTACACCTGTAATATTGATTGTATCTGTGCTGGTAAAGTCAATACTATTCACATCCAGCGCACCTATTATGACAAAAACACGCTTAGAAATAGCTGATAAATAAACATAACTATTGACATTTATTGTTTTATCTGTCACATTTTGTACAGAATATAACACATAAGTATCGTTTTGAACATTTAAATCAAAGGTGGGACTAATCAATTCAACGTCATATGACCCATCATCATTTACAACCCTGACAACAGCAACCTTAGTGAAATTTTCCACGTTCTGCTGAACCAGTTTAACAATCTGGGCAATAGCATCAAATAAATTCGTCTTCTTTTCTATCATATTATTTATATATTTTTAACTAACTGACCTTCAGCCCGATGAGTATATCCTGTCTTAAACCGTCTGTTTTAGAGGTATACTTAACACCATCTACATAATATTTGTTTATTTCATCATCGATTTTAAGGGTCACTTCATCCCCTATTCTACATATTGGATAACCAAAAGTGTAGAATGTTCCGGTCTTCATATCATTGCTTATTATCTTGTCCCAGTTGGTTTCTACTATTTTTTTAACACTTGCTTCTGACAGAGGTGGAAGATTAATTTCTATGGGTCTATCCTTCTCAGTATTATACTCAACGTAACCATCCGAAGTATAAGCTACCTTAATCATCTCAGTTGATGAAATGGTCGATTTAGCCTTGATTATATAGCTATCCAAATCGTTTAATTGATAGTCTATTTTATTGTCTATTATATAGAAATAATCCTTATCATAAGGGTATGCAAATTTGTATTTATTGTATACATCTGGATACCTTTTATTGATGTATATGACACCATTAAACTCAAAAATATATATCTGAAGTTCTTCTTTAAGGGTTGCCATTATTTCCATAGGTGTTTTATTGCCCTCGGTTAACCATGTTCCTGTAAAGTCTATATTATCTTCGTACTGTATATCAAGCGTTTGTTCATAGTCACCCACAACAGCACCACATAATTGCATCCATCCAACACCTTCTGATAGTATATAGGATTCAAAAGTCTTTTTTAGTATATCTGCCAGCTTTGGGTTTTTCAAACTGAAGTCTATTCGTTTCATTTTCTTCAACAAATAAGAGCTGGATTCGAGGGATAATTTGATGAAATTATCATCCATTTTATAGTCAATTATATATCCGGTGAAAATAAACACATCTTCCAGTGCTGTTCCATTATACAGATATCTTGATTTGATTAATATTCTATCGAATAATTTAAAGGTCAAATCACCATATGAAAAGGTGTTAGCTTTAACGATAATATTTTGTCTGGATATAGTGATAGATGCTTGTGAGGGTATTTCCAGATTGTTATTATTTACCTCAAATTCATATACACAGCCCAATTTTATACGTTTTTTTGGGTCATCAATATCACCTACATAAACCACGTTCTGTACTACCAGCATTAAAATGTTGTTTCTTTTTTCTCTATTTCCACTTCAAAAGGTATATAATCTTCATCCCCTAACATAGATACTTGGGCAACATAAATGTTATTAAAGGTGTCATGTTGACTTAAATCTGCCAGTTCAGTCCATATTACTTTACATACATTAAATGTATTGTTTAGTAGGCTGGATGTTATGTAGAAGGGTTCTTTTAAAGCTAAAAACTGCTGCATAATACGTAGCTGTTCCCAGTTAGTATCAAGTTGTCTGTTTGCCACTATATAGAAGGTCATATCAATTGTGTAATCACCATCAGCTATAAATTCCTTAATTGTATGGTCAAGTCCGGTGATTATTGTTTTGTTAATTTGTCTTGGACGTGCTATACGATAAACCGGACATTCAATAACTAATTTATTACCATCTTTATCTTCAAATTCAACCCATTTATCAGCCAATGGCATACCATATAATGATGATAGTCTGAACTCAGTATCGTCAAAATTACCCCCATTATATAGAGTATTATAATACCCATCGATATCAAGAGGTGGTTTAAAACCAATTATTTTTTCTATACCAACACCTGTAATAGCCTTAAATGTATTTAAGGGGTTTAAGTGAAATGTTTGGGCTGCTTTATTGAATACATTCTTCATTACTTTTTATTAGCTTTTTTAGTGGATTTTTGTTCCTCTACAATCACCTCTTTTACAGCTTCTTCAGCACTGGTTTCAAATATTCGATTCTCAGAAGGTTTAAGTTTAACCTTTTGTGGTTTATTAGGGTTTAATATTGAAAACTTCATATTATAATTATTGATTTTGTAATGCATAAGAAGCAGTAGCTCTTAAAACTGCTTCGGTCATTTCGGCTTCTATCTGTCTTGAACCAGCTTGTAGATTATTCATCTCAATTGTTTCAGCAGCTTTTATAGTGCCTATGTTGATAGTTACTTGTCTGATATTTCTTCTTGTAGACAGTTCAGTAGTTACATCATTCAACTCTTTTGATGGGGATACATCCAATGAGGAATTAGTCAATTTGAACTTAGCCAACTCACCACGTATTATTTTTAAACGTGCTTCATATACTTTTAATGCATCTAAAGCAGCACCTCTCATCAACGGATTTTCAAGATTGGTTAAATCCCTGTTTGTTTCTTCAATTAATTTAACAAAACCAGTCTCCATTATACCAAGTTGTTCCCTGTTAATATCCTTAATAGAAGCTGCTAACTGGTCAGTAGACTCTTGTGTTTTGTTTTTTATTTGAGAGTTTTTATCGAATACGTCCATCTCAACATTATTGGGATACATGAACTTGTAAAACTCCTTATTCAGACCTTCAAATTCTTCGGTTGCTTTACTGGCTTCTTCACGCATAGTCATAAGCTTCGTTGCAACTGCTGAAAGGGCAACAACAAAAATACCTATACCCGTTGTCATCAGGGCTGTACGGAACGCTTTTAAGGTTAAAGTAGCGTGAGCAGTAGCCATAGCTAATATTTTCTTAGTTGTAGCTATCACTGTCATTACTACGTTATATGCCATCATAGCTTTTTGGGTTAACCAAATTGTGGTTTTATAAATAAGAAAATATTTACCAACGGTAAACAGTATCTTCAGGAATTTCTGTATTTTATCGATGTTATTGGTGAATACAATAGCTATATTATTAAGTGATTGTAATAATTGGTTTATAGCACCACCACTGGTTTCTACTATGGATGCCCTAAATAAATTAACATTATCAACAAGTGTAGACCATCTACCTGACATAGTAGTGGACATCTTTTCTGACATCTGGTAGAATTTACCACCCTCAGAAGTTAACTCAATAAAGGCATCTGTGACCATCTGGCTACTGATAAGACCTTTACTCATTTCATCCCTCAACTGACCCATAGATTTACCTGTTTTTTCAGATAACCTCTGTAATGGGTTTATACCTACGTTTATTAACTGTAAAAGGTCTTGGCCAGTTAATCTACCAGCAGCTTGTATTTGTCCAAAAACAAGTGAAATTTGTTGCATTTTAGCAGCATTACCCATAGATAAATCACCCAACATAGAAAGGGTTGGTAGAACTTTTTCACCGGATATATTAAAAGCTAAGAGTGTTTGGGCTGCTTTAGAAAGGTCTTCTGTCTGATATGGGGTTGCAACAGCCATCTGACGTATATCTTCAAATAATTTATTACCTTTTTCTACATCTCCCAGTAAGGTTTGGAATGACACTCTTGTTTGTTCAAAGCCAGCAGCGAGTTCAAAACTACCTTTAACCAACATTCCCAGACCTGCTACACCAGCCATCATCATCAAAGACTTACCCATATTAGCAAAAGCGTTGGATGTCTTATTTATTCTTGAATCAATTGCATTGAACGTATTATCAGCATTCGCTTTTACCTTACTAAAGGCAGTATTTTCGTTCTGGATTCTGACAAATAAATCAAATAAGGTCTGCATATGCTGGAGATGTTTTTACTTATATATTAAAAAAAGCGACTGTTAATTAGTCGCCTTTTTTGTTTTGTTGTCGTATTATCCATTGCATCTGAGCATATAACTCAGCTACTTTCTTATCACCACAATTATCCAAATAATCCGGTGAGACCCCTAAATGATATATGAGTAGTGCCTTTATTTTCAGGTAAAGTCCAGCCGGACTTTTGGGGTCAGCTATACACCTGTTGGCACTTTTTAGTTTTTTTCGAATTCTACATCTCTCACTTCAATGAACTGTCCGATAATGGACACACATGAACTGATTAAGTTTTTGTTGGTTTGAAATTCCATATCACCTTCTAACCAAAGAGTAGTAATAGCTGTCTGTGTGGCAGTAAATTTTTTGTTTGAGTATAGTTCGAATAAAAAGTCTAAGTCAGCTATGTCCGGCTGACGTAAATAAGCTACATAATGAGTATCTTTTTCATCCTTCATTTCCTCTGGTTTCTTCTTAACCGTAATCTTAATAGGAGGCTCTTGAAGGTTATACTTCTTTTGAATCGCTAAATTTGGACTTGCCATAAATTAATTAATTATTTTTTAGACAAAAAAAGCCACCTAAGAGGTAGCTTTTCTTATTAGTCATATATATTAAAAATTATCGTTCCTCTACTGAGGTGAAAATGAAGTCCAAAGACTTGTAGGTAAACATGCTACCTTCAGCAAATTGGTCTCCACCGACCTTAGTAATAGTTACATTAAAAAGGTTTGTTTTTCTCACGTAAGCAAGAGCCGAATAATTAGTAATTGTAATAGTAAACGGAGGTAAATCAGTTACATCGTGCAGAGTCGGGCTTATAGAAAAAGCAGCATCTGTAAGAAGTTTGTATTCTGATAGACCAAGTTCGATAGAACCAGTGCCTTTTTTTAAGCCCTGTCCTAAGTACTTACCAACTTGTCCCATGCCTGTATCATATTCTTTCTCGGTATTTAATTCCCAAGATAATGATTTGACATAAAAAAGAGGCTTTCCCATCATTCTAATGTCTGTATCCTTTGCGCTGTAAGCCACGCCATTGATGTCGATAGCTCCAGTATTGTCAAGTACAGCCGATTGTGGATTATATGATGCCATTTGTTTTTAAATTTATTTTTTATGCCAATGATGCTGCGAAACCAAGAGTTACAGTGATTTCATTTGCAGTAGCGTATGGTACTATTTTAGCTACAACTTGTAAATTAGAAGTAGTTAAAATAGATTGGTCTGGATTGATGTAGACTTTAAAGTCTGACAGTTCACCAGCAGCTTTCATAGCCTTTAATCCAGTTGCTGCTATGTCCTCTAACTCAAAACAACGAGCTTCAGCGATGAAACCATTGCTTTTTAGTTCGATAGGAGCATTAAGTTCCTGAGATAAATAAAGGTTGATACCACGAGCAGCCTTGTTAATAACACGGTTAAGCTGGATAGACCTGTAATCATCAGTAACAGAAGTAGCAGTATTGGTGTGGCACAGATAAACTGATGCTGAACCAACCACTTTCTGGAAAGCCATATAATTCTTATTATAAACGTTTGTTTCTAAGTAAGAATCAGCTAAGTTTTTAATCAATACACTATTGCCCAATGCTGGGTTAGTGGTGATGTTGTCATATGTATAATTTCTGAAATAAGCAGCCGATTCTTGTACCGGAGCAGAAGCCACAGCACCTAAAACAGCACCAACTTCAGGAATAGATATACCTAAAGAAGTATAAAGTGTAGAATCACCATCTTGTCCGAGCATCACAGCAACATTTGAATATGCAGCAGACGATAAGTCTGTATATCCAGTTGGTGACAGTGTGTTAGAATTCATACCAACTATTGCAACGGCAGGCATCTTAGCAGTCTTACAAGCAGTAAGCTGTGTGTTAATGTTTGCCAGAACAGTAGTAGATAAAGTTCTTGTATCAAAAATACCAAACTGTTTGATAGTTCCTTCGGTTGCTTTCTGTATAACAGGAAGCTCAGTATAGGTACTACCAGTTGGGTTATCTAAGATAGCCAAGTATAAAAGTCCGTCAGGTTTCATTTCAAAGAAATTAGCTACCTGATATTGAATTACAGGATAAAGGGTTGCAGTGACACCAGCAGCTTCAGCTTGTGAAAGTGAAGTTAACTGAATCATTTTAAACCCGTCATAACTTGTAATACCACTTATATTGGCTGTGGTGATTCCAGATTGAGCAATTACCAAAGAGCTTATGTGGTCAGTATTTGTAGCTGTTCCAGCTAATGCTCCGTTGGAATAATTAATAGTTAATTTTGCCATTGTAATCTGTTTTTATTTTTTAAAAGATGGGATATTACTACCCCATCTCTATTTTTTATTAGCCAATATTGCTGACAATAGGTATGAAACCTTTCTTGTCTTCTCTCATTAAAGCTCCACCAACTCTTAAAGTAGCAGACATAACGTCTGATGTATAAGTGGGTGAATTCTGTTGTACGAACATACGAGTTCCACCGATTACACGACCTACAAAATTAGGATGATAGATAAAACTGACATTAGAATAAGTAGTTCCGGTTGCACCGAAAGTAACTCCAGTAGGAGCAGTAGTTCCAGAAGCAACAGCGTTAACAAGGATGTTAGCGTAGTTAGCTTTTACAACTTGTAGACCATCGATATAACCTACAACGCCTCTTGCAAGCAATTCGGTTGAGATAGTTTCAGAAGCACTAAATTGACTTAAAGCTTTTACATCTTTGTACATTGAAGGGTGAATCAAAAGGATTCTTCCATCAGAAGGTACATTTTGTAAATCTAAATTCAAGTTAGCAGAGATAATATCGTCATAAGCGATTTTCAGACGAGTTCCAGTTGCACCAGTAGGAAGGGTTGCACCTGAAGCACCACTTGTTTTTTGATAAAAACCTGAAGTCCAAGGACAATCATTCATCCAACCCCAAAGAATTTTTTCTTTAGCCAAAGAAGCAATAGAATCAACTATCTGAGAACTGATGTCAGCTCTTTTATCATAGCTTAATTCGTGTTGGTCAGTGATAGACACATAGAAGGGGTCAACAACTAAACCTGCAAGAGTTACCTCTTTTTCAGTATCAGTTCTAACACCAGCAGTTAAAGGACGTGAACCACTATCAACAGAAGCTGTAATAGTCCCCTGTTGTGGAAGACCGTAAGTCTTTGTATTTTCGGTTCTAAAGTTTTTTGAGAAACGAGTGAAATCTTGTGCTTCGAAAAGCTGTTTCTGAACTTCGGATTCCCATATTTTTAAGTTTAAAGCCATCGTTTTATTGTTTTGTTTTTATTCCAAATTATACATTCGGATAAGCTTTTTTGTGTATCATCGAGTAATACTCAGGATGATAATTTTTGATTTTTTCAAGGGTCTCAGCATCTTTACCTAAGAAATCAATTTCATCCCAATTTTCTTTGCCTTTAATAAGTTCGTTCAGAACTTGGATATCGGTTTTGGAATTATCGATTAAGGTATTAACGATAGATACTCTCTCAGGAGCAACGTCTAAAATAGCTTTAACAGTTTCGAAATCCTGTTTAGCCAATTTTAAATATTGGTCTTTTAAAGGTTCAGTAATTTTACCACTTTTAACAGCACTGTTGACGAAATCAATTATGCTTTTTTCAGTTGCTAAAGCTATCTGAGCTTTTAAGTCTTCATTTTCAGTTTTAACTGAATTTAATTCGTTGGTTACTTCTTCAACTTTAGCTTCGAAACTTGCCTTCACGGCTTCCATAGCATCGTAAGATGCTTTCATAGTTTCAAGTTCATTTTGAAGTGTATTAAATTCAACTGACAATTGGTCATATTTTTGTTGAAATTCCATATCTATTATGTTTGTTTTTATTATTTCATTAATGAATTCACCAGTTTCAGCTTTTGACTGCAATTCAGCAGCTATCGCCATTGGTGTAAATATTTCATCTATAAAATTTAATTTAAGGGCTTCTTCTGCGGTGAACCATTTGTCTTTATTGTTCATCATCTCTCTTAATTCCGGCTCATTAATACCCGTTTTTGATTGATATATATTAAGCATTATTCCATATAACTGTTCCATTTCTTCTTTTACACCATCTATTGTGGAAGGTGTAACCCCCCCCCCGAACATCGGTTCGTGAATCATCAGCGAAGCATTCTTGCTCATCCTTATTTTTTTTGCCCCAAGGGCAATAATAGAACCTGCACTGGCGGCCATGCCCAAAATGTTAACAGTGGTATCTTTCGGGTGCATTGCTAATAGGTCGTGAATAAACAAACCATCGTAAGCTGAACCACCTCCAGTGAATAAGTTCACTACAATATTTTTATCTTTATTTTTAAGGATGTCATTTTTAGCATCTTCTTTAGTATAGCCTTCTTCAAACATGGATGAACCAATCCTACCTATAATATTCACCTCTACGGTATCAGAGTTTTTCTTCTCATTTAAAAAAATGGGTTTCGACATTGATATTAGTTTGTTTTAATCTATATATTAAAAAATATAGATGTTTTTTTTAACTTTATGACAACTTTTTCGTCTACTCAAATACCTACGGGTTAAAAAATAATGATTATGAATTGGAACAGGAAGAAATTTGGAAGGATATTGATGGATTTGAAGGTTACTATCAAGTTAGTAATATGGGTAGGGTTAAGAGTTTAGATAGATTTGTTAAACATAATTGGGGTGGGTATAAACTAAATAAAGGAAAAATTTTAAAGTCATATAGTAAAAATGGTACTAATTATGAATTTGTAGTTTTATGTGTTAAAAATAAAAGACGTATGAAATCAGTTCATAGGTTAGTAGCTGAAGCTTTCATGCCCAACCCTGAGAATAAACCAGAGGTCAACCATATTTCAGGTTCGAAAATTGACAACCGTATCCAAAATTTGGAGTGGTGTACACGTTCCGAAAATCAGTTACATGCGTTCGCTAACAATTTAAAATGTTCAAATGGTACGAAGCACAGTCAACATAAACTATCTAATGAGGATATAATATTTATACGTTCATTAGAATCTAATTGGTCAGCAACACAATCCGATTTAGCTGATTTATTCGGTGTTAGTAGAGCCAGTATAGGGGATATATGGAGTAGCAGAACTTGGAAACATATATTATAATACGGTTATAGGATTTAAACTAAAATTTGCCCCGTCTCCACGAGAGTTCCTTATTACTATATTATAATCACCAGCAGCTACACCAGTAAACACGTTACTGGCTTGCCAATTAATACCATCAATCTGATACTCCATATCAAGTGGGATTCCGGCTTCAGTATAGCTATAAGCTGAAATAGATATAGTAGAACCAGACACTTCAACTGAAGTGAAGAATATAGGTGCTTCCATAGTCGTTAAATCAAAATCAGTATTAAAATCCGTATTAAAATCACCCTCATATAATGAGTTGGGCGTAGTATATATAGTCGGGTCAACTGTAAATGTCCAACCTGATGAATATGTAGGTCTGTAAAAACAAGAATTGTCCTGATAAATGTGGATAAAAGTCAATATTATAATAGTAAACTCATCTGTATGATTTATTTCAGTTGTTTGTAAATGACCGGATTCTAACTTATAATATTTTTCTTCTTCTAAAATCAGGTTATTAACAGTCGTACCAGATAGATATTTGCTGGTGTCCATAGTATTTATAATACGGTTCACATCAGCCGCCACCTCAAAAACCTTTAAAGAATCATTAATATTTTTCTTTTTAGTATTAGTATTGTCAGGTCTCGGAACAAGTACGTGATATCTTACTTGTAACTGACCGTACTGAACAGTAAAATTTCGTGTGTTTATACCCAGCCTTGGTGAAAATTCAACCAGTAATGTAGGTTGGTTAAATGGTCGTATATTCTGGTCAAGATTGCTGTATTGATTTCTGAATATGTCAATATATTTTATATCGGTATCTTCAGTCTCAAATACTGCATTAATAAGTTTATATGTATATAGTTCAATCATTATCTGAATGTCATCATTTTTCTTTGTATAATTCTCAGTATAGCTGCTGTCTGTATAGGATGTTCACCTATGAATTGACGTTGAGGTATATCTATTGAACCACCCCTTTGTACTTTTAAAGCAGAATTTTTATAGGCTGCTTTTTGTGTTCTTCGGTACATCGCCCAAAAGAATTTAGCCTGTGCAGCAGTTGGTTTATATTTACCACCAGTATTATGTATATAAGCATAGGGTAAATTCGAATAAAATCTAACATGTCCTCTGGATATCTGAGTGTTAATAGATATTCTTAATGCGCCAGTTTTTACCATTATGGGTGAATCTTCTATATTGTCTTGCCATTTATCGCCAAAGAAACCCTTATCTCTAAAGTTTTTATTGGTCAGTTCAATAACCTTCCAAGAAGCCTCAGTAAGAACTTGGTCACCCATAGCACGTACAGCAGCTTGCATATGACCAAAACATTGGCTCGAATAATTCATGTTACGACCTGCCATTACACATTCTTTAATTTTGTATACACCCAGTCTGGTGTGTCTTTTATATATCTTGCATTTTCAGCAAATAATTGACCTGAAAACGCTGCATTGCTACCAGATTTAATTTCTTTTAATGATTTGTTCTGGTCTTGTGCCATTCTCTCTACACGTTCCTGAACATTGGTAGAAGTTACATTCTCCCACACGGGTATTAATCTGCATCTACAATTCCAAGGTGTTGAAGATGGTGGAGGTGCTAAATAAGACCACCTTGGGTCGGATTTAGGTAATACCATACCATCCAGTGCTATATGCTCATCCCTTACTCTATAATCTCCGGCTGTGCTATATTGTAATTTAGCATCTGCTGGGAAACTATGCCATGCATTAATATTTAATACAGAATTCCTCATTGTTCTAATCTCAGTGTCCAACCACGTTTGAAAATACTTCTGATTTACAGTCTCGAAATATTTTGTTAAATCATCACCCCTTAATACACCCATAACATTGGTTAATTCATTGGTCTGGTGAAAATTTCTACCCATATTCCACTTATTCAAATTGGCTCTTAAATCAGTAAGTAACTTCTGGTTATCATAATAGTCTATATCTATTTTCTCCATAAACTCAGCATCAAAATAGCTGTTCAGAGTTTTGTATATCTCTGGCATCAGGTCTTTAGTAGTCCTTTTACCTAAAATGAAATCATCTTTATACTGTGTATCGAAGATTAATTTAAGCTTTTGGGTCAGGTTGTAATCCACTGGTTGAGCCATCTCTATATTTATCGATTTTGGTGTTATATTTTCTTTCTAAATAATCAATATTTAAATCCATGTACTGGAGCAATCTCGAATCAATCTCTATCTGTTCAGCACGGGTCAATTGTTCAACATCTCCGAATTCGAATTTTATATCCAAATCCATAGGTATAATTCCAAGTCTTTTTAACTGGGGTATAAGGGTATTATTGGTAAATCGCTCTATTAATTTAAGGTCGTTTTTACGTTTCAAAACAGTTATTCCCATATGGTTATTTGACAGCGCATATGAGCCATTATTGCCTGTTTTTAACAGTGAACTTCCACCTATAATTTCATTCGCAACCGTTTCATCACAAGTATTGATTAGTTGAACAAATGTCTGATAGGCATCCGTTGACGAGGGTTGTAAGAAGCTAACATCATCATTAGTATCAAGCAACATCTTTATTGCTCCACCCAATTCTTCCAGTTGTTCCATAAACTCAACTTCTTTGTCCGTATTCTTAATTGCTGACTTAACAACCATGCTTGGTATTCCGTAGGATTCTAAGAATTGAGACCATTGTCCCCATGCAAGTTTTTTGTAAATTAAAAGGGGTGCTAATTTTGAAAGCTTACCCAAATTCCTATTATTTTCAACTATTATTTCAATTATATAATCATTATTAACATAACTATAATCACCCATCGTATAATCCCAAGGTTTTGTTTTAATTGCGCTATACTCAGGTACTATATGCTTACTGGGTACTTGAACCATATCTCCTATGTTCCATATTTCACCATCTTTTACAATATTTTGAATTTCGAAAACAGAAAAGCCTTGCAAATCCGCTTCCACATAACCATCCATAATTAAATCATACCAATAAGAATTAAATAATTTAGTATAAGTATCATCATTCTCACCGTTTACTTTAGCCTGACGTTCGATAGATTTTAACATCGCTTTTTGAATATTGACAGCCGAGTCTAAGAATGCATCCAGCTTCAATTCAGCATATAGGTCAATAAGGTCGTAACGGTTTGGTTTTTTAATGTCACGGGCTGATTCTAATGCATTTCTCCAATCTAAAATTGTCTTAGTACACACCGAATCAGAATACTGGTCAAGACCATCTATTTTAGATTGTTGTTTTTTAACAATTTCGTTCTTGGTGGTAACATAAGCCTTTACTAATTCCATCGACTGATGTATTACTTCCTGATTCTTGTTACTGAGTAATACAGGTTTCTCTATATACTCTATTTTTTTCTTGAAAGGTCTAAATAAGTCCATTAGTAGGGGTATGTAATTTTTGGGTTAGATAAGGTATAAATTCTTCTAACTTTTTCTGCATCATCCTTGTCCCTTTCTTGGATTTTGGGTGTATATTTTCTGTTTTGTAAATCTCTCAGTGTTTCGATAGCTTGGGTATAGCTGTCAGTGATGTGTTGGGGTACAGAATTTGGAGCTAATCTTTGATAAACAGTCTTTAACATTATACTTATCACAGAATTCAATACCAAATAGTCTCTTGTAGAACCTGTTAGGCTTGTCTGTGCTGATAGTGTGAATATAGCGTTCAAATAACCAAAAGTGGTATCTAAACCCACTTGTTCACCGTATTCTAATATAGAATCTGTATAACCGGACGTAAGCCCTGATTCTTCTATCTCTAATAGGTCTGCCAAATCATAGGAAGTTATCTGACAAAGTAAATCTTCAATGGTTACGTAAGTCATAAAGAATATTTTTGTTTTTCATTATATATTAAAATATAACAGGGGTTAATAAACCAATTTTCTCTTTCGATTACCTATTACTGGAACACGATTGAAGCCAGTAAAATCACGACTTTGATTTAATATAAATAATCCACCTTCCAGTGAATCCAGTGCATCATCATGAGCTTTACCATTACTGACATACGAAAACATTTGTTCAGTGAATGCATCATAATCTATTGTATTTCTAAGTTTAAGGTCAAAATATATATCTACGAACAGTGGGTGCAGAGATTCTATTCTTATGGACTTATTTTCTTTTTTTCTGTTGTCGGGATAGAGTGGCAAATAAATACCACGCTGACTCATGGCTTGTTTTATAAGTGGAAAATGGGTTGCCCCCTGATTGAAGATATTTTCTATGTAAATTCTTGTTGTTGGAAAACGTTTGCATAAATCGAACATGTATTTAATCGCATCCTCAATGTCGGTCTGCCTTACAAACAGGTCTAATATGTGGAACTGCATAGATTCTGACAAACCTATTGTTATAATGGCTTTAAAATCGGCAAAAGTTGTAGATGGGTCATAGTATGTAATTATCCTACGGTATTGGGATAGAAGTGAATCAGTAAATTGTATTAGGTTTGGTTTAAAATATCTGCCGGATGAGGTGTCTTTTTGCTGAAACTCACGTTCGTAAGTTATACCAAAATAAGCTTTAAAGTTATTTATGGCATCCCAACTGAAACGTTCAGGCCACGTTATATTACCGTCATCATCCACCATATTAACTTTACTAATCAAAACCTGCGAAGCATATTCTGGATGTTCTTTAACTGTCTCAAATAACTTATGCTCGAATTTACGTATGAGTGAATTTTTGCTGTATGCATTCTCCATAAACAACATCCTGTAACTTTTATTGATATCTGTTGCACCCATGATACCATCCATAAGTTTTTCATATGTTGCCTCGGCTCTTTCTTCATTGGCATTCAATTCTGCATCACTGCAATCATCTAATATTATCATATCCACACGGTGCGCCCCATTTCTAAGCCCACGACAATCCGTATCTCTACTTAATGCAGTGAATAATATACTTACACCACCACTCATTTTTACTTCAAACTGGTCGACAGTCCATTCAGCAGTTTTTTTCCTGAACGGCTCACAATCATCAATCAATAATTGGTTATGTTCTAATTGCGCCCTAAGATTTAAAAGCAGTTTAACGGCTTTGTCCTTACTACCAGAGAACAAAACAACATTGTTTATAGCAACCGTGTTATTTATATTGTGATATCGCCTAAATATCATCCAACAGCATAAGAAGAAGACAAGTGTTGATTTACTGAGTGACCTTGACCATTCACAACATATTTTAGCTCGTCTTTCGGCCAGAAATTTCTCTACAACCTCTATATGAAATGGGGCTAAAGGGATTATATCGCCATTCTCGTTTTTCACATAATCCAAAAAGTAATAATTCACAAAATATTGGAAGTTAAGACAGGCTTTACGGAGGTGTTGTTGATGTTCAGTAGTATTTTTCTTAGTAATTGTAACATTTTGCTTGGCTCTCTCATCCAGTTGCTGAATGGTTCTTTTATAATGGGAAACTAATTCTTTTGTTAATTTATATTGAGGGTCAAAACTCATGGGTATATACCTTGTTTAAGGGTATATATTAAAGTTTAGAGTGTTATATGTTTCCACCTTTTATTTTTTTGGATATCCAGAATGTGGTTTGTAGTCACACCATAATATTTCGCAAGTATATTGGTACTTATAATACCTTTCAATTTTTTTATACACCTAATTCTCATTTCAGTTAATTTATGATTATGGTGTCTTTCACCCTTTCGGGAAATAATTAGACCCGTATTATATGCGTGTTAGCGGTAATTTGGATTTTTGCCCTTATTTAACCACTTTGTTTCTTTATTTGCTGTCATTTCTTCTTTTTCAAATTTACTTTTATTGGCTTTAACCACCCAATACCCATAGTGTCCAGTCATAAATACATATTCCCATTCAATCAAACTACCGCTAACACCAGCTATATCCAAGCTGGGTTGTAGCGGTGTATTCGTGTTTTCTGCTTTCTTTGTCATTTCGTTTATTTTGATAAGTTTGTAATTTTAAATCCCAGCCTGTACATAGCTGCAAAACGTTATCGGTTATTATAAAAATGCTCTGTAACAGCTTCAAATTCTTTTGCATTTGGATAATTTGAAAGCAATTGGAATAAATCATCTTCTGAAAATTCATCATCATCAATCATTTCTTTTAAATCATCAATATACAATTCAGGTTCTTCAACCTTACATTCTCCATTTTTAAAAGCAGGGCATGTTTTAGCTCCACATTGTCCGCTTAATCCGCAAACATAACAAGCAGACATTCCACGAGGGTAATGCCCGTCTATTTCGGAAAAGTAGTTTCCTTTATCATGTACATCTTGCATCGTTTCCATTATTTTAAAAGGGTTTGACGCAAAACCACCATAAACTTCTTTGCTACATTCAATAAGTTGCAGTTTATTAAATCCTTTTGGGTATTTTACCTTGGCAATTTCAACTGCTTTTTTTACTAATTCTGATGTTGAGTTCCACATATTTTTGGATATTAGATAAATAACAACCGATAACACGCGGTCATACGTAACTGGGGCTTAGTCTGTATGCGAGGCGTGTAGCTCGTATTGTTATTTCGTGTCGGCGGATAGGTTCGTAGCTTCGATTGCCCCAGCTACGCATACCGCCAACGTTAGCAAACAGCTTAAAGACACAGCCATTTATTAACTTTTAGTTCTTCACTTTCAATATAATCTTCTAATTCCTGTTTTGATTTAAAAAATTTATTGAATTGATGTTCGTTACTCATTGTTATTTCTAAATGAGGATACCAAAAGACTTTTTTGCCTTCAATAAACATTCTACTATCACCTGTTATTAATTCTCTTTCGATATAATCGCCACCTGATAATGAAAATGTATGATAAAACCCTTCCTTACTTATTCTAATTCCAAGAAATTTACATTCTTTTCGGTACTTATACCAATTGTGTTCCGCTTTAACTATTGCGTTAATGCTACAAATTTGAGATACATTTAATTTTCTCATAAAAAGCCGATTTGCTAACACCGCATAAAACCAATAGCGGTTTAATTGGTGTATGTTAGTGCAGTACAGTTTATTAAGTTCTTAGCGGTTGATAGTGTACTGCTTCCTATTCCGCTACTGGTCTTATGCAAAACGTTAGCAAACATTATAAAGAAGAGTGTTCCTTATAAAATATTGCAAAATCCACCATTGCTTTTATAATGCCTTCATTATGTTTCTGTATATCTGTAAATGGATTTACGTGGTGTTCTGCATAAATGT